GTTAGAGAATGTTAATCATATTATTAGTAACTTCGATGACTCTCAAAACATTCTTTATTATTTGGGTAAGAACCCTGCCGAAGCCGAAGTTTTAGCAGACTTGATTAAGTGCAATCCAATCCAGGGAGTTGCTGAAATAGGCAGGTTAAGGTCTGAAATTAAGATCAAACCTAAATCAAAAACTATTGTTCCTAACCCTGATGAAGAATTAGAGGGGGCCATGCCCCGCAAAAGCGGGAAAAGAGGGCCGAAAGGAGCATCATATTCATAAGGATGTAAATTATGCCTAACAATTTTGACAGTAATATAACCAGGCAACTCGCAAGAGTGTTTTTGGAAAAGTTTGAATCGGCAAGGGTGTTATCTAAGAATGTAGACACTCAATTGCTTGCTGGAAAATTTAACCCTTCGTCTGGTGATACGGTAGATTTTAAAAGACCTACCGATTACACCAGTTCACGAAGTCCTACAGGTGATGCCACTGGAATCGCTGACGATATCATTACAGGTAAAGCCAGCGGTATAGTGCAGGATTATTTCACGGTATTGGTTGATTTTGATGAAGCCGATGAAGCGATCAAAATGGACCAAATTGACCAATTACTTTCACCGGCGGCAACTCGTATTGTAACCGATATGGAGCTTGATTTTGCTCAATTCATGATGCAGAACTCAGCGCTCTTAGCTGGTACGGTGGGAACTGCTGTTACTACATGGTCTGATGTTGCAGAAGCCAGCGCCGTGATGAAAGCTAATGGCATACCAGATGACGACCTGTGGAGCTATGCTATGAATCCTTTCACTCAGGTTGCACTGGCTGATATTCAGCGTTCCCTTGGTTCTGGTGGTACTTCTGGATCATTGGTTGAATCTGCCCATAAAAAAGCGCTTATTACTACTGATTTCGCGGGCTTGGAAGTTATGACTTCTACTTCATTGGCGAGTTTCACGACTGGCACCACCAGTGATGTGAATGGGGCTGTTGATGGTGCCCCTGATGTAACTTATGTTACGGCTAAGGACACCATGACCCAGAGCGTAACCTTTGATGCATTTGGTACATTTACTGGGACCATTTTCGCCGGTCAGGTTGTTAGTTTCACTGGAATTAATCGTTTGAACCTTTCAACTAGAACAGCGGTGATTAATGGTTCTGGTGCTAATGTTACCTGGACTGCGACCGTAACGGCGGATGCTACCTTTACAAGTGGCGCGGGTACGTTGATTCTAACTGGTCCGGCGATCTTTGAATCAGGCGGGTCTTACAACACCACGGTTTCAGCCATCCTGAATAACACGGTAGCAGTTCTATTGAATGCGGACGCTACCTTGTTCCAGCCTAATTTGTTCTGGCATAAACAGGCTTTCTCTATCGGTTCCGTACCGATTAAGAAACTGTTTTCTACTGATACCTTGGCAACCACGGAAGATGGGATACAAATCCGTGTTTCCAAGTTCTCTGATGGTATTACCAATGTACAATCTGTAAGGTTCGATTTGCGCCCCGCTTATGCAGTGCTGAATCCGTTCTTTAGTGGACAAGGGTGGGGCTAGCCGTTGGCATAAGTTAATATGGTTAAGTTTAGCTATCTTTAGAGTTATCCGGTATAATGGGCATATTAATAGTATATGTTTATTTACCGGAGGCTCCAAAATGGCTAAAATCATATTTTATGAAGAAGTGAGAAGGATGTTTAATTATTGCCCTGAAACTGGTTTATTGTCTTATAAGCACAAAAGGGGACAGGGCAGTAAATCTAAAGCAGGTGATGCGGCCGGCCGTGTAGATGAAAGTGGGGTTAAAAATAGTATAAGACTTTATCTCAGGGTTTGGATAGGGAAACCTGTTTGGAATGCTTATGTTCATAGAATAATATGGGTTTGGATGACAGGTCAGCAACCAGAAGAAATAGACCATATTGACGGTGATGGCCTTAATAACAAATGGCGCAACTTAAGAAGCGTCCCCCATAGTGTTAATGGTAAGAATCAAAAGTTACATGCCACAAACACAAGCGGGACTGCTGGTGTTACACAAAGAAAGGATAACGGCAGATGGCGGGCGCGGATAGTGGTTAATGGAAAAATGATTAATTTGGGCACTTTTATTGACAAGCAACAAGCAATTGACGCAAGAAAAGAAGCCCAGACATCATTTTATTAATATCTTTAACATCGAGGTAACAAAATGGCTTTTGTAGCTGGTAATTTTAACGCAAGATCAAGTTTGAGAGCAAGGGCTCAAGGACAGCAGTATTGGACATTTGATGCCGTTGCTGATTTGTTGGCTACCGTGGTAGCTGCTGATTATTTCCTTCTCAAGTTTCGAGAATTGAGCCCTGATGACATTATCCAAGTCAGTACGCTTGGTGGTGCCTATAACTTAAAGGTTCTTTTATCCACAGCGGCAACTGTTACCGTTGAGATGGCTGATTCAGTGCAAGCTATCAGTGGCCCTGGTGCCGTTGATACGATTGCCCGTAGAACAGATATGACAACTACCGGGGCTGATGCCTTTACCCTGATTGATGGGGCTGTCGGTCAAGTCAAGGAAGTTGTATTGGTTGTAGATGGTGGGAATGCTGTATTGACACCAACCACGGCTTTAGGGTGGTCAACATGCACCTTTGCCGATGCAGGGGATAGTATCCTCTTAAAATTTGGCACTGGTGGTTGGGCACTTCTTGGGCAAGGTGGACTTGGTACAGGTCCATTGACAGCATAATAATAACGGGTTAAGCCCCTTCGGGGGCTTCCTTCTTTATAGTGTGGTTTTGAGTGGAATAGTGTGACTTCTCTAACCATATTATCCAAGCCGATAGCATGGTTTTGGTTATGAGTTATCCAAACATACTTTGAGGGATTAATATGAAATGGATTAAACCAAGTGGATTAGAGATTGAAACGAATAACGAAAAAGCAACTATTGAGTATTGCGAGTCATTAGGGTGGGTATGTGAAATTGAAGAGCCTGAAGAACCAACGGGAACCGAAGCAGTAGATGCCATGCCTGAAATAGAAGAATCAAAGGATGATTCATTCTCTAGCAACGCCGCTACTTCAGGGGCAATTACCCAGGATACAGAATGTCAACCGGAACAGAATTAGTTCAAGCTGCTTTAAGGCTGTTGCAAGCGCATAGTGAAGCAAGCTCTGCTTCTACAGGAACCATTGTTATAGGCAAGAAAAAGCTTAACTCGATGCTTCAGACATGGGTTTCCCAGGGCATAGATATCCAAATCACACCCGCTGATGCAGTCGGGGATGAAGTTAGCGAACCTGAAGACACTACCAATGCAATTGAAGAAAATCTAGCTGTCAAGATGGAGATGGAATTTGGTGCGCTTGCTCCCTTGGATTCTAAAACTCTACGAGCTAATGCAACAGCAAGTAAAGCAGAAGTCAGAGGAATATATCAAACAGTAGATATTCCTCTTAGGAAGGTATCTAGCACCACTCCTCTAGGGGCCGGTAATACCAAGGCATTTAATTCAAGAATTTTTAAACCTAGAGGCGGTGTAGTAGATGCCTAGAGTAGAAATGCCATTAGGCTTTCTAGGAACTGAGAACCTGCCAAGAACAAACAGGAAGTTAGAGAACTGCTTTAATAATGGTGGGGGGGGTAGTTATTAATATGCCTGGGATTCTATCTTTAAATACTGTATCGGGTGGCGTTGCCAGAGGCGATTTCGTTTGGAATGATGAGCTTTATATGGTGTTTTCTACCGACCTTATAAAGATAACAGACACCAGCACAGGAGCCTTTGACACTATAGGAACCATTGCGGGAACCGATGATATACGGGTTGCTATCGGGTTCAATGATGCCGTGATAGTTGTTAATTCATCCACAGGGAATATTTATGCTCTAAGCAATTCAAATACCGCCAATGAAATAACCATAACAGGAGTCACTGATTCAGGCGGGGTTGCTTCATTCACGCATGCAGGCACCACCCCGGCTGTAGGAAATACCGTTACCAATTCAGGGTTTATCACTAACACAGCTTATAATGTGACGGGTATTGTTACGGCTTCAACTGCTACCACATTTGAGATAAGTTCCATTGCTTTTGGAACAGATGAGGCAGGCGTTTTTGTTTTAGTGTTGTCAGAGATACAGGGGAATTCAAACTTTGTTTCATGCGCTGATGTTACCCACATAAACGGAAGGTTTGTTTATATCCCATTTAGCGGTGATCCTGCTTTCTTCTCTGATGTTGGATTAGCAGGAACCGTTAATGCATTAAGCTTTTTCGATGCAGAAGAATTACCCGATAAAAACAACGGAGTTTTTAACTTTAGGAACACGCTTTATATTATGGGTACTGATTCTATCGAATCGTTCAAGGATACAGGAGCAAGTCCTAACCCATTTATAAGAAGAACCGGAGCAAGAATTGATAACGGTTTCATAGGGGCAAAGCTTGAATATTTCCAAACATGGCTTTTTGTAGGAAAAGAAAAGGATCAAGATTTTGGCGTTTATGCCCTGGCAGAAGGAATAGCCATTAAGATTTCTAATGAAAGGATAGATTTAATATTATCCACTTATACACCCACCCAATTAGCTACAGGTATTCCAGGGCGTATTAAGTGGCGTGGCTATGATATGGCAACATTCCGGGTGGTGAATGATTCATTTGGATTTTATAAGGGGAATTGGTTCATCCTTTCCACGACTTCTGATGGAACCACTGTTGTATGGGATGGTGAACATATTACACAGTTTGAAGGTAAATATTATTCTGCTAGTAACGCAAACATTGGAGTATTCGATAAAATTAGCACCAATTATGGTGAGCCCATGCCAAAGCTTATAGAAACAGTATTAGAAAAGGAAGACAATAAATGGTTTAGCTGTAAAAAAATAGAGCTAGGCATATCTCAGGGATTTCAAGAAGATCTTTCTTTTAATATCACAAGTGTTACCAATTCAAGCGGTGTTGCTCAATTTAACTTCACTCCAAATCCACTCGTATCTTTAGCTATAGGACAACAGATAACCAATTCAGGATTTGTAACCAACACAGATTATAATGGTTCTTTTATAATAACGGCAACAAGTGGAACGTCAAATTTTCAAATAAGCTCCATTGCTTTTGGAACAAGTGAAACAGTCGGTAGTTTTGTGCCTGTGGATATTTCTGGCGGTTCAGTTGCATTGCAAACAAGCAGGGATAATGTCAACTTTGACGATGAAGTGTTTAGAGATTTAGGTAATCTCGGAGAATACAACAAACGGTTAATATGGAAATATGCGGGAGGAATAGGAAAGTTTCAGGGGTTTATGGGGATACGATTTAAAAGTTCAGAGAATATAGATTTTAGCTCACAATTTATTGATATTGAGGCTTCCTGATGGCTGAAATAACTACACAGCCAGACCAAGCAGACGCGATAGGTTTTTTAGATGGGGATAGTAAGAAAGTTACTATTTCTATTACCTATATCAATTTTATTAATGACTTGGTTGAAAAGTTAAACTCTAAGCTCTTTGGTAATCAAATAACTTTGGATACTTATACAGTGGCGAATTTACCGGCTGTCCCTGATGTAACAGCACCAGGACTTATATTTGTGAGTGATGAAACAGGTGGTTCTATTCCTGCTTTTTCAGATGGATCAAACTGGCGCAGAGTTAGTGACCGGAGCATTGTGAGTTAATTATGTCTGCATTTATTAGTGATAACACCCAATTTGTAGGTACTAACGGAAAACCGTTAACAGGTGGCAAGTTATATATAGGTGTGCAGAATCAAGACCCTGTAACAACGGGGATAGGATTATTTTCTGATAGAGCATTAACTGTTCCTATAACTAATCCGCAAACCCTAGACTCTCTAGGAAAACCAACTAATAAAATATGGATAAGTGCTGATAAGTTTTCAATGCGTGTTGACAATTCAAGTGATGCACAACAGTTCCAAGAGCTTGATAATGGCGATGGAATTGGCATTACTGCTGAATTAGCAACAGACCTCCAGACTGTTACTGGGACTGCAACGGATGTAGCGACTACCCCGGCAAATATAACGGCAAAAATGTCAGAGCCGGGGGCTATAGGTGATACTACCTCCGCCACCATAGTGAAAGCCGGTAATTTACAACTTGACGCGAATACAGTTTCTTCTACTTCAGGAGATTTGAACTTAAAAGCGGTATCAGGGAGTGAGTTAACCTTTCAAGACGATGTCGATTCTACAAAGGAAACTATACTGGATCAAAGCGGGGCTACAACCGGCACCAAGCTTACTCTTATTACTTCTCATACGGCGGCAAGGTCTATAACGCTCCCAGATGCCACAGATACCCTTATGGGAAAGGCTACAACAGATGTTCTCACTAATAAAACATTTGACGCAAATGCCACGGGCAATAGTTTGTCTAATGTAGATATGTCTGCCGATGTTACCGGAACACTACCTGTTGCTAATGGAGGGACTGGAGCCGTTACCCATACTGAAAATAATGTATTGATAGGAGAAGGCACGAACGCTGTTACATCTATTGCCCCCGGTACTTCGGGAAATGTATTAACCTCTGATGGAACGGATTGGGAAAGTGCGGCGGCTTCTAGTGGGGTTCCAACACAAATAACCGTAGCTGATGAATCTACTGATACCACTTGTTTCCCAATGTTTGTTATTGACGCAACTGGGGATTTAGCGCCAAAGTCGGGGAGTAACTTAACATTTGATTCCAACGTAGGTATTCTTGGAGCGACAACTTTAAAAACAGCAGGTCACGTTACATTCCCGTCAACCCAAGTGGCATCATCTGGGGCTAATGATCTTGATGATTATGAAGAAGGAACATGGACGCCGGTGTTAGATGGAGCAACTACTACCACCTACACAAATCAAATTGGACATTATGTGAAGATAGGGAAGTTGGTTTTTATTAATTGTACTTTGACTATAAATAGTTTAGGGGACGGCAGTACATCATTATATGGCGGTTTACCTTTTACGGTTGATACAGCTTTTAGTTCGGGAACCGCTGTATGTGGTATTAGTTCTAGTTTAGCTGCTTCTCCAGTATCGTTTAATTTTGATTTCACATCTAATGGTACAACTGGAAGGGTCCGAGGCAGAACGGCCGGAGCGACTGGTACTTCTTCTGTAGCTATTTTTGGTAATAGTGCAAGAGTTGATTTTCAGGGAATGTATCAAGTAGCTTAAAGGAAATTTAAAATGCCATTAACAAAAAGAAAAGAATTAGGTAGCATCGAAATTTTAATTATGGGGCAGATACAGATTCGTACTGATACGATAATAGAAGAAGATGGAAAAGAAGTAAGTAGAACATATCATCGTCATGTATGTACTCCTGATTGTCCTGATATTACTAAGGAAGATATGAGAGTTCAGGATATCGCTGCTGTTGTTCATACTGCTCAGGTTAAATCTGATTGGGCTGCTTTTAAAGCCGCATCCGAAAGTCAAGCGCCGCAATGATTGAACGCTCACTAAATTACAGGCGCATTAAGAAACTTATAAACTGGCCTTTGATTGTATCCACTAAAATCATTTATTTGATTCAATCCGAGAATGGTATAGATCAAGGTCTTTGGTCTTTTGAGCCTGAACAAAATGGCGTTAAAATTCATGCTACTATGGGTGTAGATTGTAGAGGTAAAAAAGCAATTCAAAGCGCAAAGAAAGCGTTTAAGTGGGTATTTGATAACACGGGAGCAGAGTTTATTTTTGCTTCGATATCCAGAGAAAGAAAAGACGTGTGTTATATGGCCCATTTTGCGGGCATGAAAAGCTTAGGGGCTAAAGATAATATGAGAATATTTAAATTAAAAAGGTGTAGCTATGTTTGATAGATTAGAGCGCTTAATTAAATATAACCCTTTTGGAATATTTGGTGGAGGAGGGGGAGGGGATGATTCAGCAACAAGAGCCGCAGAGATAGAAGCCGAAGCCAATAGAGAGGCTATAGCAGAACAGCGCCGACAATTTGAAATCACGCAAGGTATTGTTCAGCCATTTGTTCAAGCTGGCGTTGGTGCGCTTCCCGAATTTCAAGCAGGGACCACTGTAGGAGGTCTTGAGCAAAGATTATCTGATATATTTAGTACCCAAACCTTTGGCTCCTTAGTTGGAGAAAGACAAGATATTATTCAGAATCAACTAGCTGCTGGTGGTTTAACAAGGTCTGGTGCCGGGTTGCAACAAATAGCAGAAATTCCCGCTACTGTAGGATTTGACATCTCAAATGTTTTACAATCAGGGCTAGGTGACTTGATAGGCGGTGGCAGGCAGGCCGCTTTAGGGTTGGGTGACATTGGCTTAAGAACTTCATCAGCGATATCTGATATCCAGCGTGATACTGGAAGAGCTTTAGGTCAAGGTATTCTTGTTGATCGGCAGGCTGATGTTGCGCAAGAACAATTTAGAACAGCGGCATTATTATCAGCACTCGGAATAGCGGCCCAATTCTCTGATCCTAGATTAAAAGAAAATGTGGAAGTCATAGGTAAGATTGTCGATCTAAATATCCACGAATGGGACTGGATAGAAAAAGCCAAGGGAACAATTATAGAACAGTGTTCTAATATGGGTTTTCTTTCTACTGAAGTTAGAGAAAAATATCCACATCATGTTTATGAATTTTGTGGATTTGATGTAATTGATATCCCGAATTTGCTTAATGAGCTAGAGGCTAAAATATAATGCCACATACAAGCGGAATTAGCGGACGGTCTTTAGTGCCTGATTTTTCACAAGGCTTTGAGGCTCTATCAAGAGGAATATCTATTGGTTTAGCAAGACGTGAAAAAGAACAAGAGGAAGAAAAACAGGGGTTAGAACGGCAACAAAAAGGCGAACTTGCAAAACAAGTTTTGGCTGACGATGGGGGGGCAGAAGAAGCATTAAGCCAGATTTTCTTAATCGACCCTGTTTTTGGTAAGAATATACAAGGTCTTGCTGATAGAAGAAATGACCAAGAAATTAAAAATACCCAAAGGATAGTTGAAACAGGAGCAAAAGCAGCGGTTTTTATTTCTGGGATTGAAGACAATCAGCAATCAATAAAGGCTATTGGGGATCATATTAAAAACATACAGCGTGAGAATGTCAGCGACCAGGAAAAGTCTGCAAGAATAAAGAAATGGGTTGATATTGCGAATGAAACGCCATTACAGCGGGGATTGTCTCTTCAGAAAATGCAAATACTTGGAACGGCTACAGATGTAGTTCTAAGAAATGCGACAACCCTACAACAAACAGAACAACAACAAATACAGCAAGGAACCCGTAATTTACTGGAAGGTATAAGAAATGATGTCCCTGCTATCCAGAATGAAAAGTTGAATCGAATAAGGCAAAATCTTTTAGGGCGTGGCAAGGACACAAGGGTAGTCGATGCTATTCTGCAAGCTCCGACCGATCCTGAATTAGTGGGTAATAGAAATGATTTAATAGATCAATTTCTAACTAGAACCCGAGCCCCAGAAGAAGCTAGAACTGTAAGAACAGAAGAACGAGCAGCGGCAAGAAAAGCCCCTGTTCCTTTTACTACTATAGGAAAAGCAAGAGCTGATTTGAAAGCGGGTAATATAACTCAAGAAGATTTTAATTCTTTACAAAAAGCACCTCAAGAATTTAAGTCCAGCGTTGGCAAGCTGATTGGTGATCGACAAATAGCTATTGAGGAATTTGGCGCTGATAGCGAACAAGTTCAAGCTATCACTGCAGCTATTGAATCAGACTCTAAAGGAGAAGGGCCTAAGCTATCAGATGTGGGTGGAGTTAGAAAGGAGTTCACTAAGTTGTCGGGTGATTTTATTAAAATCCGTGATGCTTTTAAGAAAGTACAAAGAAGTGGCGCAGACCCTACTGCTGCTGGCGATTTAGCACTAATCTTTAATTTTATGAAAATTCTTGATCCTGGCTCTGTAGTAAGAGAGAGTGAATTTGCAACCGCTCAAAATTCAGGGAGTGTTCCTTCTAGGATTAGGGCTCAATATAATAAAATATTGAGGGGTGAGAGATTAGATGACATACAAAGAAAAGATTTTGTTGATCGGTCAAAACAGTTATTTGAAGGCCAAAGGACTTCTCAAATTGCTTTAGAGAAAAGCTTTAATACTCTTGCTACAAGTCAAGGCATGAAACCTGAAGATGTTGTAATAGATTTTGTAGGTGAATTCAGGCCAACAGGGACAGGTGAAAAAACTTTAAATCTATCAGGAATGACAGATAAACAACTAATTGAGGGCTTTTAATGGCAACGCTTGAGGAAGTCCAGGAAATAGCAAATAGAGGCATTCAAGACCAATTGCCCCCGGATAAATTGGAGCGATTTAACGAATTGGTAAGGCGTGGCACCATAACCCTACCAGAAGCGCAAGGAGTAACGCCCCAAGAGCAACCCACTCAGCCACAAGCGGAAAGCAGAGGATTGCAAGAAAGGGCTCTAGGGACGTTAGAAGCTATTTTAAACTTAGGTACAGCAGCGGGGGCAGAAGCTGTTAGCGGTATCGCCGGCATGGCTAGAGCCGTCACAGCTGGGCCTGAAGAGGCCACCAAGACTATAGAACAGGTTCGAGAGGCTTTAACCTTTGAACCAAGGACAGAAGCAGGTAAAGAGCAGGTACAAGCTGTAGCAGAAGTATTTGAGCCTTTTGGAGAGAAATTCCAGGAAGCCCAGAAAGCTTTAGGGGATGCGGTTTTTGAGAAAACAGAAAGCCCTGCATTAGCGGCGGCGGCAGCGACTATACCAACGGCATTAGCAGAATTGGCAGGGTTTCAGGGCGTTAAATCAGTGATTAAGTTTAAAAAAGGACTTAGAGAGGCCAAGGCCGATGACCTATTTACCAAGGCTGTACAAGAATCAGCCCCATCTAAAGAACAATTGTTTGATGCTTCAAGGGCAGTATTTAAGGAAATAGATGATTTAGGGGTATCAGTTAAAGCTGATGCATTTAAAACTTTAGTTGATCGGTTGAATAAATCGACAAGAGAAGCAGGACTAGACCCTGATATCACACCTAAGGCAAATAAGGCGTTGCAGCGTTTAAATGAAAGGGTGGGGGAAGATATTTCATTAACAGATTTAGATACTTTAAGGAAAGTGGCTCAAAATGCAGCTAAATCTATTGACCCCGCTGATAAGGCTCTAGGGGTTAAGATGATTGATGAAATTGATTCATTCTTAGATAGTGCAGGGTCTAATGTATTTGATAAGCCAGCAGGGCTTACAACTGATATTAGTAAAAGATACAAGGTTGCCAGGGAGTTATGGGGTAGAGCTAGACGCTCTGAATTATTACAGGAGGCATTTGAAAAAGCTCGATTGCAAGCTAGTGGATTCGAGAATGGAATAAGAGTCCAATTCCGCAGCATACTAAATAACAAAAGGCAAAGCCGGTTCTTTAATGCACAAGAAAAAGCAGCAATGCAGAAAGTTGTTAAAGGGGGTAAAGCAGAAAATCTTTTTAAATTAATTGGTCGATTTGGTTTCTCAGAAGGACAAGCCACCAATATTGTAGGTGGTGCTTTAGGCGTTGGTGCTGGTGGTCTTATAGGTGGTACTCCTGGTGCTATTTTAGTTCCTGCCATTGGCACGATATCAAGAAAATTAGCTCAGAGATTAACTGCCAGGAATGCACAATTTGCGGACCAAATTGTGAGAGCGGGTAAAGATGCCAAAAAAATCACATCAATTTATTTTAAGAATACGCCTAAAGCACAACGTAGCGCTTCTGAGTTAGCAGAATTGCTAATGAAGAAAGATATAGACCTTACGCAATTACCTGATAATGCTGTTGCTAAATTAGCGGGTGAAATCGCAAAAGAAAACAGGTTGGCAGGAATAGCAGCAGTAGTTACAGGGGCGCAGGGAACTGATAATGGAGATACTATTGATATTGAAGTAAGCACAGAACAGCTAAGGCGTAGAAATTAATGATTTATTGGATGGTATTTAAAAATGGTTTTCAACCAGCTGAGGAACAACATACATAGCTAAAAACAAGGCGGTGCCATAAGCGGGTAATACGCCGAAAAATATTTCCACTGTTTTGACAATGACAACACAAGAAGTTAATAGAGCAATGCTTTTCATAATAAATTTAAATACCGACATAGGGGGCCTCCTCCTATCCCAATACTATAGCATAAATTAGGATAACCTAAAAAGGCTTATTTATGGGCGCATTTATCAGCGAAAATACCCAGTTTATCGGGACAAACGGGAAACCGTTAGTCGGCGGGAAGATATACATAGGGATACAAAATCTTGAGCCTGTAGCCAATCCTACTGATATCTTCTCGAATCGTGCATTATCTATCGCCCTAGCCAACCCACAAACCCTGGATACATTAGGCAAGCCAACTAATAAAATATGGATCGGCATTGATAAATATTCAGTCAGAGTAGACAATTCGTCAGACGTTCAACAGTTCCAAGAGCTTGATAATGGGACAGATACGCAGATAGGCACCACAAAGCTAAGCAATGTCCAAGGCACGACCACTGTAACGGCTGATGCCGCTACCACAATTATAGCCTATGTGGATTTACAGCAGTTTGTCTTTACGGCTGTAGGCAGTAATACCGGCACCATGACAATGGATATTGATGGTGTTGGGGCTAAGACCATTGACGGAACAAGCGCTGCTGGAACGATTGTAAATAATCAGGTGGTATCTTTATATTTTAGTACAACTAATGATGCTTTTACTTTAGGCATAACACCGACCACTGATTTACTTAGTCCTGGGCCTATAGGCACTACCACTCCATCCACTATAGATGGCACCATTATTAAAGCGGATACCTCATTTCAGGGTGTGAGTGGTGCGGTGATTACAACATTTGAAACCACGCTTTCAAGTAGTGCAACAAAAGTTCCGACTTCATCTGCGGTCACTACAAAAATAAACACCCTTCCACTTGCCGGTAGTATCGACCAAGAGAGTTTAAAAACGACTACCGGGGATGTAAGCACAAGTTCTACGAGCCTGGTATTAATAACTGGGGCCGGTGGAGATTACGGGTTCTGGCCTACTATTAAAACGTCTAGTGCGGCTGCTGCCAGAATATCAGTATCACCTGTTAATCATGTTAATACTGCCTCGGCATCTACTTATGCAACAGATAGCTTAAACATAGGCACTACTTTACTTCAGAGATTTACTCTTGGTACTGTACCTGGTTCCACAGGAGCACTTACAGTTAGATCAAGATTTGTCCAAGCTTGTCCGCCTTATGATATTGGGGATGGGGAGGTACATTCTTTTATATTTTTACTACTAGATAGTCAAGATAAAATATTAGCTGGTTATCATGCCCCTGACCCTCCATGGGCAAATAATGGCCCTACCTGTATTCACTCTGAATGGATTGACCTTAAAACTGGTAAAGAATACAGGAAGCATTGCATAATTGATGAATCAAAAGCTTTTGAAGACCCCGACAGAAGAATTATTAAAACCATTGAAATCACCAGCGATTTTAAAAACTCTGATATGGCAATCATCCCGCATTCTTTTCTAGGGAATGACATGCAAGATAAATCTATCGTTTTGATTGATCCCAATGATCGAATAGTAGAGATAGCGGAACAGATGAAAGAAGACGGAGAACTAGCCCTTGAAGAGTTATTCCATAATGACTATATTAGATTTGGGAATGAACATATGCAGGGAAGAAAAACCCCTCATAATTCGGTAATGGTTGTTAAGCCAACATGGAGAAACACGCCATGACAGCTACCAAAAAGGAAAACAATAACTTCGGGGAAAGATTCGTGAACTGGAAAAGCTTTGTGTCTACCCTTTTTACCTGCATAGTGCTTATATTTTCAGCCGGGGCATGGGCTATTGACGGGGCAGAAAAAAGGATGCACCCTAAAGCGGCGAGTAAAGATGAAGTGGCGACAATGCGTCAAGATATCAAGCAAGAGATACAGATTTTAAGGGAAGTGGTCAAAGAGGTAAAGACCGATATAAAGGAAATGCGAAAAGAGGCCAAACAAGAAAGCAAGGAAACACATAAAATGTTGACCGAAGTTCTTTTGAAGATAAAATAATTGCCTTTATAGCCCAATATGCTATAATTATTTTTGGGTGGGTTTAAATTTCTCCGCCTGTTCTCCTCATCTCCGGGAAGCCCTGTATGCCTCCATCATGCGGGGCTTTCTCTATTTGTGGCCCATTCCTACCTGTAATACCTTCATAAAAATAATACAAAATAATGCTTGACAGATATTAAAGTATAGTCTATATTTACTATAGTAATTGGTTAAACCTATAGCAATGGAGGCTAGTAATGGATGGCAAAGAGTTATTAATAGAACCCGCCTTAGAAAATATTGTTAATATTGCTTGCCAGCTCACAGATAATTGGACGACAGAACGGGAAAACCCTTCAGAGCAATTAAATCATTTAATCATTAAGGCTATGGAGGCTAGAGAATTAGTTGATAATATTTATGATTGCCTTGAATGCCCCGACAAACTGGAGCCATCCAATGATTCCTGATTTCCTATTCGAGTATATCGCATTAAACCCCAAACTATTCACAGCCCAATTAATGTCGTTATGCGCTGTAGGTGTTATTGGGGTTTGGGTTGCATTCTATAAAGAGATTAAAAAACAGGGGGGAGAGAGCAATGGCGAAGACTGAAACGGACAAGGGAGAGAAGAAACAAGAAACAACGGAGCTAATACCCTTTCTAAGGAACAAAGGGCTAAACATCCATCAACGTATTAACAAGATTATGGATGAAGTTAATTATGTCAAGAAAGACAAAGAAATTAAAAACGCTAAGGGTGAGGCTATGTATAGCGTAACCGGGCATGATGCGGTCACTAAACTCATACATCCATTACTTGTTAAACATGGGATTATTATTATTCCTTCTTTTGAAAACATGGAGCATGAGGTATTGGAAGTTGAGAAATACCAGAAAACAACACAGATCCACAGAACCAGAATAGACGCTACTTTTAAGTGGGTCAACATTGACAAGCCTGAAGATTTATTTGAGCAAAATTGGTCTGGTTATGGATGCGATAGCACCGATAAAGGTCCAGGAATGGCTATCTCTTACATCATGCGTTACATAATCTTAAAGACTTTACTTCTCGAAACAGGAGAAAGGGACTTAGAGGATAATCAAATTGATTTTGAAAAAGGGCGTCTGATTCCTCATTCTAAAGAAGTCCAAGGTTCTATTGCAGGTGAAGGCGGGGATATTCCTTTAGGTGATGCGCCAATAGGAAGAATCTCTAAGGGTGCGGTAACCGCATTAGAAAGGTTATTTGACAAGCATAAGCAGGATAAGAAGTTTATCCTAGACCAATTTATGGTTGATACGGTGGAGGAAATACTTATCAAAGATTACAACGCAGTTAAGGATTTAATAACAGGATAATTTCGGGCGTTTGGCTGTGGTGACTACCTACAGTATCCCCTTTGTCCCTCCTCTTAGGGGAAGCCCGTTTGAATATTAAGCTCGGTTTGGTTAGCCTTGAGAATTGAGGGAAATACTACAGTTTAGTAAACTTCCCCGGAAGAAACTGTCACTGCTTTTAGCAATGCTTATATTAAGTATCAGCTTAGCGGCTGAGAAAATGGTATGGCGAAAGCCGGGTATTCAAGGAGCGCACTAGCCAGCCGAGCGAACTTTAAGAAAGGTAAGAGAATGGAAGATGAAATTAAAATAGGCTCATTGTTTTGGGCTTTTGATGGGAATAGACGTAAATATGATGAAGATAGAAGATGTGTCTATGAATATCATTTTTATAGGGTTGAGGTTACAGGTGAAACATCAAGATCATGGATTATAGGGTATGCTGGTGGTTATAGAGAACAATTTAAGGTTCCTAAGAAAAACCCATTTCCAGATTTTAACGCTGCAATATTCACTGATAAAATGAAAGAAGATGATATTTGGTTCCACAATAATGCTTATAAAATATCTGATTGTTTTAGGATCGGTAGAAAAATTACAGCCGATACAATGAGGCAAGTTGCTAAGATTATTGGATATAAAGAAGTTTAGTCTTTACCCTTTAACCGTTTGAATAAAAGAGGCCCCATGAAACCAAAAATAAGCACTAAAGAGTTTGTCGGCAATGAAATAAGGAAATGGCGCAAAGGCAAAGGGCTAAAATCCTTTGAGCTTGCAAGGATCATTGGTGTATCCCAAGGCTCTATGAGCGACATCGAAACGGGGAAATCTTTTCCTGCTTATACAACTTGGTGTTCTATTCATAACAAATGTAAAGGGTTTGACACCAAGAAAACGATGGAAGGTAAGAAGCAGTAGATGAAAACACCATTGGAAAGGTTCAGCGAGAAGGTCTATATAAATCGGAAAACTGAATGTACTTGCTCACCGTTGGATGTATGAATGTGCAAGAGGGGAAATCCCTAAAGGGTTGGAATTGGATCATTTGTGCAGGGTCAGGAAATGAGGAAAGAAAGAAGGAGAAGGAATTGATTACATTTAATAATAATTTAAAGGGAGAATTTTATGAGTGATGGATATTCAACAGATGAACTTTATAATATGAGAAAGAAAGTTGAAACCCATGAGATTTTAAAGCGGACAGAGTTTATATCTAAACGCCCGGATCATGCGGAAGAAACAGTGCGGTTAAGAGAAGCAGACCAAAAATCACTAATCGAACACAGAAAACGATGGGATGAGCATTTCAAGCAATGGGAAGAACACGTTAAAAACTTCGACAAACATCTGCTTATCGTTGCCGATCAAAACCAAGCATTTGTCAATTCAGTAGCAAGAATTGCCGATGCATTAGAAAAGAGTAATTCAAAAATTTAAACTTTGGAGTTAAAAATGAAAATGGTAGCATTTGAATGTGACGAATGCGGGACTTTGTACAAACGAAACGACAAACGAGGCATCACCCATATCATTAAATGCGGTGATATGGTTGTAGTGATTAAGAACGTAATCAAGGATGATAAGGAAATTGATATTTGCGCGAACTGCCTAGTTGGTGAGATTAAAGAATCCTACCAGGACGCATAAGGGTTTTTATTCCCATGGACAAATAAAATGAAACCTTTTATTTCATCTTTAATTGTTTCAATATTTCTTTTAATTCCTAGTAATTCAGGTAGTAAAAATAATGAATTACCAAAATGTATTGTTAAACCTGTTGTGCCAATAATTGAAATGCCTGAACTTTACCCATGTTCTTGTGACAACGCTTATAGATGTATGAGTGACCAGGACTATATGCAAATGGTTGCTCTGATTGAAGAGATAAAATATTTAATAAATAACGCTTGCAAATAAACTAAAATGTGTTAAGTTATATATGAGTATATTTAAACTGCGAGATATTAAATGAAAAATCAAACAAGCCTTTATTCAAGTACCGAAGCGGTTAAGACCCGCAGGTTCTCGCAAACCTAACTCGGTCGGTATTTGAATAAGGGCTTTTTTTGTTTGGAGGTAGCTTATGGATGACAAAGAACTAGCTGAAAAGGTGGCTTTGAAGTTGGGTAAAGTTGCATGGTTGCTCGGAAACAAGTCGGATCGGTGGGTGTGGGTGCTTGCTGATGAAGATGATTTGTTATCTTATCACCGTCTAGAATCATGGCAAGTCTTTGGCTTGATGGTTGAGAAGGCCGCGGAAATGGGGTGGCTATTTTGTAGTAACGGCATGGGTTGTTCATTCCAAAAAGAAGGTGATTTTACAAGTTTATTTACTTATGCGGGCTATGGCTACCACAAATCCTGTGCCCTTGGCTTCATTGAGATACCGGAATCATGAGCAATAGAATAATTAAGGAATCTATATGCACAAGCCAAACCCTTTCAAATATCTCAATAGGGGCTAATTTGCTTTTTCACAGACTCACAACAAAGGCAGACGATCATGGCTGTTTTGATGCCCGGACAAAGATTATCAGGGGTGGTATTTTCCCTTTAATGATGGAAAGGGTAAGCGAAAATGATATTGATGATTGGTTATTAGAGTTGCAAGCAGTTGATTGCATTCGTATGTGGGTGCATACAGATAATAACGTCCGTTTTGGTCTTTTTCCTAATTTCTCAGACCATCAAATAGTTAGATCATTGCATAAGCGTAAAACACCAATCCCGCCAGAAGCTATCTTAAACAATAAAACAAGTATTTCAACTACTGATAACAACTGTAAACAAGTGAATTCAGGTGAGTGCTTGAATCCTAATCCTAATCCTAATCCTAATCCTAAACATATAAAACCAATTGTTCAGAAAGGGAAATCTGAACTAATCGCAAGAAAGAATTTTGATCTTCTTTGGGAAACATTACCAAACGAAATGAAAAAGGGGAAAGAGAAAGCGTTTCTGAAATTCAAATCTCAAGTTAAAAGCTCGGAAGATTGGATTAATATCCAGACAGCATTAGTTAATTACATAGCCGATGTGAAGTCCATTCAAGCTAATGGGCACCCCGATAGACAGTTTCAGAATGGCGCTACATGGTTCAACCATAACTGGAAAGACTATATAAATCTTGAGGTTAAAGAGGAATTGAGCTTAGGGGAACGGGCTAAAATAATAAAGCAACAAAGACAGGAGGCTTGGGATGCCAATCCTTGATACCCAATTTGATGAATTGTTTGCAAGGCTGGAGGGTGCGTTTTCAGTTAAAAAGTCCGGGGCCATTAAAGATCAATGGCTTATTGAGTTTGAAGATTGTGATTACCGAACCTTTTGTAAGACTATTGAGCGATTAACCAAGGGAGAGAGGTTTCCAACATGGGCTATGGTCTGGGATACTTACAGGCCAATACTTCCACAGGAACTACAGAAGAAAGACAGTCCCGGCTGCGCAGATTGCCATAACGGCCGGGTATTTTACGTTGATTATATTTATACCCGGAAAGGTGATGCAAAAAGCGGATTTATGGATTACAGCCTTGTTGGTAACTGTGGAGCATGCTCAGAGGATGCGATTAGCCGCTGTGGCAATGTTCTTAGGCGAGAGATGTCAGACATCGGCAACGGAGAATATTGGACTCAGCGGGCTCTCAAGATGCGAGAGCAGGAACAGGAAAAAGTAGAAAAACAGAATATTCTACGGCGTGAGAAATGGAAAATTGAAAAAGCAACGAGAAGAAGGGGGATTGAGAAATGAAACTTAATGAATTTCTTGACAAGAATACTTTTATAGATACTGAATATTTGGTTATTGAATATAAGCGGGGTGTTTCCCCTGAAGACCTTTTTGTTATCAAAGATAGAAGAATCGAGGAAGAAACTTGTTTCTATGATCGGGATGGGGTTTGCCGTGAAGTTGTTGAGAGGAGGAAAGCAGAATGAGAGCCCTCGGCCATAAATACGGCGCAGTCATGGTAGAGCGTGACGGTTTTAAGATGAAATCAAAGAAACAGGCTCGGCGGTATGATGAGCTTAAACTTTTGGTTAAATCTGGTGACTGCTTATTTTTTCTTCATGAAGTGCCTTTTAGGATGCCTGGAACAATTTATTATGCTGACTTCATACCGTTCTGGTCTGACGGAACGGTAACGGTTGAGGATGTTAAAGGCTTCAAGACCGCCACTTACAAACTTAAAAAAAGAATGATGACTATTCATTTCCCTTGTGTGGAGATTCAAGAACTTTAATGGAAAAAATAGAAATATACAAATTCCTTGACTCGTTAATTGAACATGTTCCTAGTGATGAATGGCAATATGTTGAAATGCTAATTAGGAAAAAGGGCGATCATTGGGAGATAGAATTATACGGCGATAAAATGAAAGTTGTGGAAGTAAAAAAACACTTGAAGTGAAGCATGACTATAGTAAAAAATAACACTTGACAGTACAATGCCAAAATGGTATAGTATATGGACTTATGGGAGAAAAGAAATGATGCCAAAACCTTTAATATTCAAGCGTGGTCATGCCCTTGTGCCTTTGTCTCAAGATAAATTCGCAATCATTGACGTTGAAGATGCTGAAGAAATTGGAAAATATAATTGGCATTTAAATAATCATGGTTATGCCGTTAGAAAAAGTTCTGCGGTCTTTGCAAAACCAGCAATGATTACCATGCATCGAGTCATAAATAATACGCTAGAAGGCTTTGACACAGATCATATTGATGGTAATAGGATAAATAATATAAAGTCTAATCTGCGAAGTGCTACACGTTCGCAAAATATGCAAAATGCTAATAAGATTAAAACTAATACTTCCGGCTATAAAGGAGTCGGATGGCATAAGAGCACCAAAAAATGGCAAGCCCAAATTCAAGTCTCTGGGAAACAAATGCATCTAGGTTATTTTAATTCTGCTAGTGAAGCGGCCAAAGCTTATGACAGGAAAGCTGTGGAGTTTTTTGGAGAATTTGCAAGAATAAACTTTGATTAAACTGCTATGGAGAAACCAATGAACCTATTCCTACCTACCAACGCATGGGCTTTAAAAATAACTTTATACAACGCCAAATGCACCTATGAAGAAGTGTTAAGCGGTATGTCCTGGAAGCAAAAGACTTGTATTTTTAATATGTTTTAACGCCCCGGCGATTCGTAGCACCAAACCTTCAACAAAGGAGGTAGCCATGATCGCAATCAGACGAGAATGAATGGTTTAACACTAGGTATGAGTCGGGTCGCCGGGGATAACTTTTGAAGGGAGAGTAGCATGGATGAAAAGCGAATGATGGATTTAGAAATACATAATGAAATTATGGCGGAAAGAAAATATCAGGATTTGAAATGGGGCGACCCATCGACTCACACCCACACAGTTGGCGAATTTATTTTGGTATTGGAAAAGAACCTTGCTGACGTAAAAAAGACATGGCACACCGCAAGTCCTCCGGGCAAAACTCTTAATGAAATACTACAGCTTGTTGCCGTAGGCGTTGCCTGTATGGAGCAACATGGTGTTATGTGTCGGTCGGAGGGCGGAACTAAGGGAGCAAACAAAAATTGTTAAAAACTAAATCACAGGGGGAATAGTGGGATGGAAACTAAGAAAGAGTTGCAAACAATCGTCAACAAAGCACGCGCCAAGCTCTATAAAATTGAAGCGTCCGAGGATATTGCAGAAAATGAAAAGTATGTGGGCAAGCATTTTAGATATAGAAATACTTATGGTGGCCCGGACAAAGAAAAGGACAAATGGTGGCTGTATCTAAAAATAACAGGGATTAGTTCAACAGGCTGGTTAAACGGTTACTCTTTTCAAAATGATAAGCAGGGAAAAATCAACATAGAAACAAAAGAGCTAATTAGGGTTGGCGCAAATATCGAGTACGAGCAAATCACCGCAGGCCAGTTCAACAAGGCATGGCGACAAATTAATAAACAAATCGAAGCAGTGGCCAAATGACCCCTAAGCCAATGCCAGCAATCTTATATCTGGTCTTAAAGTTTAAATGGTTCGATCAGGTAAAGTCCGGCGAGAAGAAATTTGATTATCGTTTATTCAACTCATATTGGAAGGCTCGTTTTCACCACCATCAATACAAAAGGCTTGTGTTAATGCGTGGCTATACCAAAACACGGATAGAGCTTCCCTGGCAGGGATACGAAATTAAAACGATAACGCATGAAGAATGGGACAACGTGCCAACGAAAGTCTTTGCTATAAGGCTCTAACTTTAAGGTGGTGTGAATGAAACCGTGGAATGATAAATCAGAGCAGAGGGCTTTGGAGGAATTACACCCACACACCAACGAAGAGGCCACGGAAAGAATTTATGCTTTTACTAAGAGGCATGGAATAAATGGATTAATAGATAAACGGGGAAAATTCTTAGCTGTAAAAACTGAGGCGATGAAAGATGAAAGTTCATAAATACGATTGGTGGAACTCAAAAGAGGCTCATTCCAATAGAACTTCCTGTGGATGTTGGAACTATCACCCTAGCACTGGAAACAAGAACGTGGTTGCAACGTGGCGTGGAACTAAAAAAGAAGATCGTTGCAAAAATTGTTTGAGGGTAAAGAAATGATACTACTTGAAAAAATAGTTATATTCGTAATCCTACTTTTAGCATCAACATTCTTTTGGTTGGGAAAATGACTGACAGTGAGCAAGTTAACAAGCGAATTGAGCAGATCAGAAAAGAAAAATTCGACCGTGCGATGGAAGATGATTTTTCCTGTGATAAATGTAAGATTACTTGGAGCAAAGAGGATTTTAACCTTGGATATATCCATGAGTGCAGGCAAAAAGAATAAATAGGCAAGGCCGTTTGTTTACGGTAAGCAAACGGTTAGGGGTTGGTCCTTTGGTAGAAGCCTTCGCATGGTTACTATCGTCAGACCTCTACAATGTTGCATAGTGGTTTGGTCTCACTATGGAGTGGCCAAATATCATGCTCAAAGGCCACCAACCCCCTTGCCTCACTTAAAGGAGAAATGATGCAACCCTACGACAATGGAAAAGGCCCCGAGAATTTCATGGAAGACGGCAAGGAAAAAACTAAACCATATAACGGTGAAGAGTTTGAGGGAATTAAAAGAGGATGGCCTTCCTCTGAATCTCGGTACAGTGAAGGGTGCCGCCTCATCAAAATGGTGGAGAGCTTGAAGGAAGAGATTGCGGAGGAACGCGAAGTTAAGCTTGACCATGCAATAGCTAGAAATCAATATTTTATGGATAGACAAAGATTTAAAGAAGAAAACGCCAAGCTCAAAGAGGAGTTGGCTCAAAAATATTCTGATGGTTACAGCAAAGGATACACAAAAGGAAAGATAAATGGGAAAATGAACTCATTAAACAAGGGAAAGTTGAGGCGAAGATGACTCCCCCAGGAAAATACACAGAAGCTTTTTTTAAGTTTTTGGGGTGGGAACACAAACGAATACTTGAAGATGATGACTACTCACCTGAAATGGATGAATATAAGTGGCGTTGGGTCACTAAAGATGACAAATACCACTTACTACTCCCTCCCCTCCACCACGAATTAGAGGGCCTTGGCTTGCAAGAGAAATATCTTTGGCCTGCGTTATTTAAGAAAGAGATATACATATTAGATATGGATTATTGGCCCCAGGAAAAACTTTACAGGTGCAGAATTCAGGGAATGGTAGTGAGCGAAACCGCCAAAGCCCCTACAAAAGCCCTCGCCCAACTCATAGCCGGGTGTAAGGCTCTAGGGATCGAGGTGGAATGATGTTCTGGGTAGAACTATCTATAGCAGTATGGGCGGCTGTATCTGTGGCCTTGATGAATAGGGGGATAAAGTGTGGTCTTTATTTGGGAGCCTCTTGTAACCTGACAGTGCTAGGTTGGTGGTACTACACAGGACAATTTGGGTTTTTATTGGGGGATTTGATTTTTACTATAATGTTTTCAAATGAGATTTATCACAGAGTAATATCTAACAACTAGGAATTGAGGTAGAAGATGAAACTTGAAGACTGGATAAAGGATAATACAATACCTCAAAGTTGTTCCGATCCAAAAGGACTCAACGTTATAGGAACTTGTAATGAATGTAAGCATTGGAGTGATGTTGATTATTGTCCAACTGAAAAGTTATTTGATGCGGCTGTACCCTCTATAGATAAACAAACATTTGGCTGTACTTCTTACTGGGAGAAGAAAGAATGAGCCTTTACGAATTGTTCTATCGATATTATTTAGAGTACGATTATATTAATCGAAGATGTAAAAAATGGGAAGAAAGGTGAAATAGAAAATAATAACTTTGTAATATGCCATTGTTTACATGTATGATATAGGGAGAGTAGCTTATGAGGTCACTTTCTATGTCAGAACAACTCTCGCCTAATTTTACCCGTGAAGAATTCGCTTGTTCCTGTAATTGTGGATTCGATGATATTTCCATCCTTCTAGTAGAAAAACTCCAAGATTTAAGGGAAGAATTAGGTAGGCCCGTTAAGATTACTAGTGGGTGCAGATGCGCTTCACTTAACCGTGAAGTAGGAGGGGCCTCCGAATCTGCCCATCTTAGCGGGTTTGCCGTTGACATTGCCTGCTCTAACAGCCCTGATAGAATGCGAATCATTCCTACTGTCTGTAGAATATTCAGGCGCATAGGGATTTCTAATAGCTTTATCCATGTAGATGTTGATGGGTCAAAGGATCAAGATGTAATATGGACGTATTAAATAGGCCCCGAAATGGATAAAATTTTTTATACTATTGGGTATAAATACAGGGTCGCTAAGACCTTTGAGGTTGAGTTAGTTGATTGCCCTTTTCTTTTTATTGAGAAGTATGAAAAAATCTCAATGCCATTTGCTTACATCGAGAAAAGAGAAGATAATAGATGTTTTTTAATTTGTGAAGAATATTATGGTTGGGATGGTGCTACATGGGCGCTTGACTCAAAGAACTTTAGAAGAGGTTCGGCGGCGCATGATGCCCTTTTGGAAATGATTGGTTTAGGGCTATTACCTGCTGACCCCTGGAAGCCGTGGGCTGATAAGTTTTTAATAAAACTATGCAAGGAAGACAAGATGTGGGCTCTTAGACGGTCTTATGTCTATAGGGCTGTTACAAGACTAGGTAACCCTAAAGGCTCCAAACCACGTAAGATATACGAAGCCCCATGAAAAATTTAATAATTATATTATTTGTATTCTTAATAGGATGCACTTATATTAAATACAATGCTGAAACAAAAGACTTTACTTACCTTAGCACAAAGGAATGTGAGTCTTGCGAAGCCTCTTATATAAAAGGTGATTTGACAGTAAAAGTAGGTAAAGTCAAAGCGTTTCAAGGACAGCAGGCTATAACAGGAACTATAAAGGATATAATAAAACCTAGTATAAAATAAAATGACCATCTCAATACAAAGACCCGGAGGGGGGCTTGATGTAGCGAGAGCAAATAAGCGCTCCATCCTCCATGTAATCACCTATCCCACCACTAATGCCTCTGCCAATTGGAGGTATATAAAATAATGACTCAACAAGTATCCCGCCCAAGTGGAGTCAATGTTGGTGTAAATAATCCGGGGACAACGGTTTATATTACCGGCAATGAATCGACCGATGACAGTTTGCGCTATGAAACAGTCATCTTTAATTCTGAGATCGTTACTGAGATTCAAAAGCGAATAGATGGATTATGGCAACCCACATCTTTTAAAACAGGGGCCGAGTCGGTTCTTGTTGGGACATTAATCAAATTGAGTGCTGCTGGTAGTCATTTAATTACAACTGATGATAGTGGTAATACTATTTTCCATGCTCATTCTGATTTTAAAGATGGTGTCACAACCCGTTTATCAAACATAATAAACGCTCTCTCATTTGAAGAGAGGGTTATATTTAGACCAGATGAATCGGGCTCCTTTACAGGGACGTCCATAAGTACAATTGATGTAAATAGCGCAACGCATTTAATAACTGAGGCCTTTTATTTTAAAACAGATGCGGTCGCTGCTTCGGAAGCTGTACGCATTCAAGCATGGCAAGGCACCGACGACACAGGCTTACTAATATTCGATCAAACATATCCAGCCTCAGATTTTCCCGCCAACACAGAAATTAGATTAGAATTAGAAGGTTTTTTAGAATTTAATATTGGAGATACAACCTTCACACGAATCACCAGTGATGCTAATTTCTCATTGAGAACTGATGTCCCTGCCTCTACATGGTGGCTGGCGATTGATTTCTCAGCGGTCAAAAATGATGACCTGCTACAAACTGACGAATGGATTAGCGGTGATAGTTTTACCCAAGGTGTCTTGACAACTCAAGATCGCTTTGTTTACGAAGCCAATGAGACAGGCATTCAGACCGGAATCTTTACTGATAACCTTGACAAATGGGACAAACTTATATCAATACAAGGATTCGATAGAATATTAAACTCGGTTGATGGTAATTCCATTGCTGATAATTCTGGCGATCTAATAATAAGGAATGCGGCGTAATGAGTTTACATAAAGACCAAGTGCTTGATGATATTCACGCATTAATAGCGAGAACTTATGCTGATATAGCTGCTAGGGATGCAGATAGTGATTTTAATACTACCAGCACGAATGTTGATAAGACAGTTCGTGTAGATACTCCTTTAGCCTATTACATTTTAGTATCTACTGCTCCAACATGGGAGAGTATTGGTAGTAGTGTAAACGACCAATGGATAGAATTAACAGACACTCCATCTAGTTACTCTGGGGAAGCGGGGAAAGTAACTCAGGTAAATTCTGGGGAAACAGGTTTAGAATTTGGGCAGGTGCTAGGCATACAATCGGACATAGCTTTAAACACTACACACAGAACTTCTGACGGTAAAGACCATTCTGATGTAGTTTTGAACAACACTCATAGAAGTAGCGATGGCTCAGATCATACATTTATAAATCAGGATGTAACAACTAGCGGAGCTCCTACATTCGGCGTAACAACGCTAGGAGATTCATCTCAATTAGCTACAAGCGCGGCTCCTACGGCAGATCAAGATATATCTAATAAAAAATATGTTGATGATTCTAT